CTTCTTCAACAGTCATAGTACCGTCTAATTCCCAAGTTACAATTTGCTTAATTGCCATTTTTTTTTATATATTTAATTTTATGTAAATTTTACGAATACTGCAGGTAATGGATTTCCTTGCCCATAAAAACCTTCAATTACTGCTCCACCATAAAATGCTCCATTTCCACCACTAACAAATGTAGAAGGAACTGTAGGCCATGATGAATAAACCGCCGATACTGCAATTTTCCATTGAACTCCTGTACCATCTGTTGTGTTTGGTCTACCTATACTCATTAATCCTCCAACATCATAAGAATAAAGTGATATACTTGACATATTACTATCGTTCAAAGCAATACCAATCCAATATTGAGTACCCGCACTTAATGTTATTGGAGTGATTGCGGCATTATGAATTCTACAACATCCACCGCCCATAAATAAGTCTATTGTTGCTGATTCACGAATTAATGTATTAGGATAATTATTCAAATTATTATAAATTACAAGTTTTGCTTCACCACCTGAACCAGTTCCACCTTGATCTACTACAAGATATGAAATATCTGTATCTTGTGCTGGAATCACAGGATAACACATAACTCTATTTCCAAATGAAGTTAATGCTACTTGCCCATAAATTGTTGTTAAACCTATCAATCCCAATTGATTTGAAACTTGATCAGTGTTGAAATGTATTCCTGGTAATGGTGTTGAGCTTCCACCCCCACCTGAAGTTCCTGAAGTACCAGCACTTCCTGAAGTACCAGCACTTCCTGAAGTACCATTAGTACCTGATGTACCTGCGGCTCCGCTTGTACCTGAAGTACCTGAACCCCCTCCACCAGTAATACCTGTCACTACAAGTGCTCCGTTATTTAATTGAACATCTCTGTAAAACCCAAATTGATTATCTTGTGCCATAATTTCTTTTTATGTAAATATTTTTATTTATTTTTTGTTTTCTTTCAAATCCTTGATTTGATTATTAAGGTATTGAATCAATATTTGTTGTTGTTCAATTATCTTATTTAATTTTTCAATTTCTGTAGGTTCAGGTTTGTTATCACTATGAACCAATTTTCCGTCTTTTATTATTTCAAGTCCCATATTATTTTATATTAGTGATACACCTGGTAGTGGGCTTACTCCACCATTATTTAATACAATAGGATGATTATTCCATATAGGACACATACAAATAACTGAAACATCAGGTAAATAATTTGGTAATGCTACACTACCAATCAAATTATAACCTTGTGGTAATAATGCATTATATTCTACCTGACAAATTGTAAATGCTTGAGGAGATGTTGATAAATTGTAACCATCAAGTCCAAAATATAAGACATCCCCATTTTGAAAGTTAGTCATTCCTGTAATTTGTATATTCAAACTATTCGTACCATAAGTTGCTGTATCTGCGGTATAAGTAACTACTTGAGTTAATCCGTTATTTGCATCAATTCCTATTGAAAGGTTTGTTGTACCTGTAACAAGTGGGATTTGAGTTACTACATATGGTGTCTGTAATTGATTTACTCCACCCCCTGTAATTCCTGTTACTGATAATGTATTTCCATTTATACTCTCTAATGTGATTGTTCCGTTTGTAAATGTCCCACCTGTATAAGCATATGTTTGAAATACAGAACAATCATCTAATGTTTCACAGGTTAAAAGTGTGGCATAAGTTGCTTGTTGAGGTTGAACCACGATTGTTGTTGGGGCTTCAGGAATAACACAGTTGACTTGTCTTGTTCTTAAAACAATACGAGCAACAACTCCTGTTGCTTTATCTTGAGTTTCATCAACAGCAGGATAAAAAGATACATCCTGTGAGATTAAAACACCATATTGACCCCAATTTTGTTGAATCATTGTAATTAAATCCTGAAGACATTGTAGAGTATCAGATAAAATCTCTTGTGAATTATCAGATTGAAAACCATTTTGATCCAAATAATTTGGTTGGTTGTTGATCTTATCCATAAACATCACAGAAAATGAAATATCAGGAATTGCTGATTTTACATTGGATGCTGTTTGAATTGAGGAATCCTCATTCATTGTCACCCACATATAAGGGAAATCCATTTGTCTTGAGGTTCCAATATCATATGGCTCTCCAAATCCAAAATCCTTAAGGAAATAATGGTTCTGTTGGAAATCCTCAAACCAAGTAATCAACTGATTTATACTAACAATACTTGTAATTGGCATTATACGCTATTTTTATCTTTTAATTCTTCTTTATTTTTAAAATATCCCAACCAATTCAGACAAGACACATAATTCATTTTATATACATCTTCATCCGTTTTATTGAGTTCTTTCATCAATTTATAAACAAAGTCCAACCATACATATCTCTCATCCAATTTTTTCTTTTCACCAAGTTTCTTTGAGAATCTTTCATTCTCTTTTGGTGGTTTTGTTAATTGGCTTCGGAAGAGACCGCTGTATTGTTGGCTGATAAATCTCTTCCAGTTAAAAAAAAACTAAAGATGTGATTTATTTCATCCACCTTGATAGTTTTAAATTTTTCTATTCGTTGCATAAATGTGGTTTTATACTTCTCCAAGTTTCCATTCTCTTTTTTCTTTCTTAAAAAAATACATAGAAGTTGAGGCATAACCTTCATTATTTCGTTATTTGCTGATTGAAGTATTGTCTCAATTGATATGATCTCACCTGCTGTATACTTATTGAACTCAGTGTATAAAAAATATTCCTCCCCATCCACAATTACAGATTGGTTTTTTTTCTCTTCAATTGGTTGATAGACAAACTGTAAGTTTTTAACCAATTCAGTAAAACTATCATAATCAATTTGTTCAATAATTTCTCTATTAATACCAGTCAACTGATGTAACAACTCAAAGGTATAGAAAGCACCTTGATGCATATTTTTATCAATTGAGTATAACTTACCAAATTGATCTATTGTTACTTCAGACCAACTTGTTGGGAATTGGTATTGTTTTACCTCATCATCTAATTCAATGTTTATTTCAATCATTCTTCAGGATTTTTTGTTTATTCTTTTTCATTCTTAAATAAATATAAGCTATTGGGGAATGTTTTTATATGATATGGTATTTGGCTTTTGCTTCAAGATAAGCCTTCTTTGCTTCTTCTTTTGTTTTGAATCCACCGAGATCTTTTAATATACCATAAACTCTAATTGCTGATCTATACATATTTTGTCTTTTATGCCAATAATAACCTTTTGGGTCACGATTAAACTGGTTTTGTGAACCTGTTACAATTCTTAAATTGGAAATTCTATTATCTAATCTATTTCTATTTATATGATCTAATTGCTCAAAATCAGTATTACCATATACCCACCACCAAGCAAAATGATGACCAGCTAAATATCCATATTCTTTTCCACAATTGATTTGAATATATCCTGATCGTTTTCTTCTAATTAAATTATTTTTTATTCCAAAGATTTCACCTGTATCCATGTTATAGGTATATCCAATTTTTTTTAATCTTTCACATTTTTCTGTTCTTGTCATAATATTCAATTTAAGCGTTCATTATTCTAAATGGCATTGTAGCCCTGTTTTCTTTTCTAACTCCGAGTAACATCATGGCAGCATATCTTAAAGCATCACAGGCATGGTTATTTGAGTCCACAGGAGTTGTATCATATCCCCCATCTCTATTTTTTTTCCACATATATTTTGAGAATTCATCTAAGACATTAGTAGATCGTCTTGTTACTAACATATGTTTTTGTTGAAGAATCTGAATACCATAATTGATACTGTCTTTTCCTTTTTCAACAGGTTTTACTTTGAGTCCATATCTCTTTAACTCTTGAATGGATTTGGGTTCGGCAGAATCACAATATATTTCTGAGGTTATCTCAAGTTGTTTCATTCGACTTGCTAATTCTGAGTTAAGTAATCCTGTCTCATAAACGATCTCATCCACTACTATGTAATCGTTATATTTGTAGAGGGCAACTAAAGCTGCAGGATCCTGACTAAAACCAAAGTCTAATCCATAACCAAGTAATCTTGCTTCTTCAGGGATTTTATCTATTACATCAAAATCAGTATAGATTGTTCCTTCAATTTGACCAATCTCACCATCAAGATATACTCTACACCAATTCTCCCAATATGTATTTGTTTTAGCTTTCTCTCTATTTGATTCCAACATCGCAACAATCTCAATTGGAAGTCCCTCATTATCTTTATAATTTAAAATAATAAAATCAGTATCATCTTGACCTATGACCTCAGTATGGCACCAAAACTTAGATGATGGGTTATAATCCAAATAGATATCCGCTGATGTACGGATTGCTAATTGTAGATAGGATTCGTATTGAATTGAATTACACTCATTTATATAAAGGATTTGTCTTCTACCCCCTCTTAATTTTTCTTCGCTATCTGCTGAGAAGAACTCAATGTATGATCCATTTGTAAATTCGTATCGTAGAAGAGTTTTATTGTAGTTTGAAGGAATGAATCTACCTGTGTCTTTCATGATTTTTAAAAAGTCCTTAACGCAACCCCTACGCAAATGTGGTATTGATTCTGAAACGACGGATACTTCTAAACCAGGTGTTTTTATACAACGATCAATAAGTAAGATTAGAATTGCTATTGTCTTACCTGCTGATGATCCTCCCTGTATGACCTTAATTCGTTTCTTCAGAGCTCTTATCTTCTTCAGAGCTGTTGTTTGCTTGTAATTCATTTTTTATTATCTCGTATACTTTTCTTGTCTCTTGTTCTGCCCAACTAATGATCTCTTCTTCTCTGTGTAGATTATAGGTATGTAGATACAACGAATGATGCATTAATTCATGGTTGATCAAAAGAATTGTTGATAAGTTATCAGTACATTTCAATAAGTTAATGAAAACGAATTGTTTATCCTTTGAACCTGGTATCATGTTACATAAACCTGCAAGATAACTATCCTCAGGTGTATTCTCTCTAAATATACAATCATGATAATCTAAACCACATAGTTTAGCTTCTTCGTAGTATTCAAATATACTACATGGGTCATCACTTAATAATAAATGGTAGGTGTCAAATTCAAATTTCGTCATCTGGTAAAAGGGGTTGTTCTGAGATTGTTATATCTTGTTTTATTGGGGCATCAAATCCACTCATCTTTGAAATCAGTTCAATTGCTTTCATTGATAACTGATCTCTTGATCCTAAGTTTCTCATTTTAATATCTTGTAGATCATTTAGAAGTCCTTCCTTAGTTATTTGTAGTCGTTCTGCTGTCTTTTGTCCTTGTTCTTGGAGGTAATCTTTGACTTTAGCATTTTTAAGCAATCTATCCCCACTTGGACCTGCTACTGAATCACTTACTTTATAAACCGTAGCATAGGCTCTAAGAGCATTCATACCATTGGATAAATACTCATCACAGAATGCTTTGTGTTTGATTGATAGGCTCATATTAATTTTTATTTTACCAGTATTTTATTATAAAATGGATTACAACATACCAAAAGGTTATTCCCAATATGGGATAGATCAAACATTTCATTTTATTATCTCAATTTTTATTTCTTTTAGTTCTGAAGATATTACTAACGCTATTATGTATTCTCTACCAAATTTTTTATTTAAATCGTTTAGAATGACTTTATGTTCTTCTCCTGTTATATCTGTTGGTAATGATACTTTAACTATTTGTCTTGGTTTAAATAATCTCCAAATCATTTTATCCTTTGTTTTGTTTTTTTCTACGATTACACTTTGAACACCCTTGTTTGTCTGCTTCTACAACATCTACATTCGTATCTAAAATGGGCATGTCAAAAAGAGGCTTTTCAGTCTCTACCATAGGTTTGATATCTTCAATGATTTGTTGTTGAGATAACCAATTCTTAATCATCACTTGAGCATGTTGTATTGCTGCTCTACAATGTGTACATATCGTAAATGTTGGATTGAAAGTCATTCTAATTGCTGCTTCCATTTCTCTTGCATCATCTGGTGTGAATCTTCTTAATTCCACAAAATAATTCATTTTTTCGTAAAATGCCTTTGTTATCATATATTCTTAGATTTTATAATAAATATACAATACATTGAATTTGTTGTGAAGATAGGAAAAAGGGGGATATAATATGGAAGATATTGTTTGAATCCCCCCATTTTCTCGTCATTAAAAATTATTGTGTTTTTTTACCAAATACCAATTGATCAATTTTTTCAAAACGATCTTTGATTTCTTTTGAATAACCATTCTCAACAAAATCATTAAGAACTGTTACGATTTGAATTGTCTCAACCAATGTAAGACATTTGTTGCAAGAGTTTGAATACTCTTGAATAAATTTTAAATTACTCTGTGTACTGATTTGTTTTCCTTGTGACTGTGCCATATTATTTATTTAACTGTTTGTAAATCCTCCCATTCTTGTATTCTACGATATTCTTTTTCCATCATCGCAATTTCATATTCTTCTAAATCACTGAAATGTTTTTCTGCCATTTTGTCATAAGCTTTCTCTTCAGCTTCTTTTTGATCTACGAATTCTTTCCACATTCTAAGTTCGTATTCGGCTTTTAATCTCATGTGGAAGATTGCGTCTTCCATAAAGTTATCGGTTAAATTACACATATTTCTGTTGTTAATTGTTATACAACAAATATAGGTATTTTATTTTGAATTTTCCAATAGGTCCTTAAGAATTTTTTTAATTTTTGTTACTTCGTGAAATACTAAACAGTGGGAGAAGACATTCTCATTTTCATTAGCTATTTGTCTGTATGTTTTTCCTTTGGAGAAATATTCTTGAAATACAAACTCTTGAAAATATGTTTTTGGTATTTTTGTATAGATTTTATCTATTCGTAGATATCTTTCTTCATTCTCCATTTTTTGTTCTATATCTGAATCATCAATTAAATCAATATTATCATAGTATATATTGTCTCTAATGACTGTATTTTTATAAAATGGACTGGTACTACTATGAACATTATTTTTAACTGCTCTGATGAAGTAATAGAGGAAATATCCTTTTTTAATAACCTCATTTACTTTTATCTCATTTTCTAAAAATGAAATTGCTAATTCACTTATTAATGCTGGTTTTAAGTGAAAGTTTGGACGGATAATATTATCAATAATTTCGTCGTAAATTGTATTAGGCTTCGTTATTTCTTTCAGGAGATCCCTTATCATTCACAATTGTTTTTAGTGGTATATAGATCCTTCTAATTGCTCTTCCTAAGTCGTAATCATTTGGGTTTGATTCTATAATTTGAAGTAGAAAATAATAAATTTCATCTTCTTGGTCAGCAATTAATGTGTCGATCATTGCTCTTACTTCTTCCCCAACTCTTTGTGGTTCATTCCAAGTTTCTAATGATTGAACAATTTGGTTAATCAGTTCTGTTTCCATAAATATAAATATAGAGTAGTAATGAAAAGTTTTGTAGATAGAGAAAATTTATATAATAATTTTGTTTATAAATTTTTTCTATATGTATTGAACTTTTGAAATTATTATGATACTTATTAAATGAATGTGAGTGGGCTTTATGCATGTAAAGGAGGGATATAACCTTACAAATCCTGTTAAATGCTTTTCCCTGTTCTTCTACGACTTGTAACAAATTAGCAGCCTCAAATAACGATTAAGGTTAGGTTAAGTCATTCTTCTATTAGGGGGTAGGGGGATGACTTGATTTTTTCTGACCTAAATAACAGATTTTAAATAATTATATTATACTTATCTAATGGAAATATACAATGAATTATATAAACAATTAAAACATTTAGTTAATACAATATCTGTCTGTAATTTCATAAGCTTTGATGATAAAAAAGATATTGTTCAAGATACTATTCTTATTTTGAATTCAAAGATAGAAGATGGGTCTTTATCAACTGATTTTGAACAAATAAAAGGGTATAGTTTTATAGTATTAAGGAATTACTGTACATCATTTCAAAGAAAAGAAACTCGTCGTGAAACACCAGTAGCTGAGTTTTGGGAAATAAAAGATGACCAAGAATCTGAATTAGAAAAAATAGAATATAAGGAATATTTACATGGTATAGCTAAAAGCTATATTCAACAACCGAAATATTCTATGGTAGAAAGACAAATATTAGATTGTCTATTACAAAATAAATCTAATAAAGAAATTGTTGATGAGCTTTCAATTACACCTGATGAATTAAAAAAATATAAGTTTAGAATTAAGGTTAAAATGAAATATGATTTTTTAAGACCAGTGAAATATTATATTAAGAGTGTAAAAAATAAAAATTTTTTATTACCTTGTTTTAGTGGTGCTGATGTTAAGAAATTTTTTAACACAATTCCAGCAAGAAGTGTTACAAATTTTATACATTCAGGTTTTGTAACCAAAAAAGGATATTATGTCGAAAAACTATTTAAAGATAATCGAGGTAGAAAAAAGAAACAAAATGGATAAATTAGAATTATTATGGGCAATATTAACTTGTACTGATGATGAATCTTTACAAGATGAAAATGAATAAATATATTTATATTACTGAATTTAACTAACCCTCCTGATTTTCTGTTCTGTTATGTCGTATCATTTATTTTGACGGAGGGTTTTTCTAATAAAAAAAAAGGGACTTGTGGTTAGTCCCTTTTTCTTTTTACAATTTAATTTCTTGGTGGTGGAGTATTTGTTCCATTTGCATATGGAACCATGCCATTCACTTGTACATTT